AAACAGTCAAATTCAAGGCAGGACAGATATACGGAGAACCTATTCAGTATGTCTGCAAGAAGAAAAAAGCGAGTGAAAAAACAAACGAACAAGTTGATAGGCTCAACGATTATCTGGACGAAGCCAATGCAGACGCCAGAAACATTCAGCTTGGGATATACCAGAGTGCAGTAGGAACTGCATATAAAGCAATCCTGAGAGAAGATGAATGGATAAAAAATGGAGATTTACCACCATTCAGAATATTTATCCCATCACCGCAGGATGTATATATTGTTTATTCAAGCGTTACTGGCAAATCAATGCTTTCCGTCCAGATTTTAAAAGATGAGAACAATCAGCAGTATTACCAGTGTTATTCTTCCAGACAGTATTTCAAAATTCAGAACGGAAAGGTAACAGAATCTGGAATCAATGGTTTTGGCGGCATTCCGATTATCGAATACCCAAACAATCACGACAGACTTTCTGACATTGAAATTGCGATCACAATGTATGATGCAATCAATAAGTATCAATCTGACAGACTGAATGGGGTTGAACAGTTCGTACAAGCTCTGATGAAATTCAAAAACTGTGAGATTGACGAAGCAGAATTTGTAAAAATGATAAAACTCGGTGCTGTATCTGTAAAAGATGTAGGCAACGGAACACAATCAGACGTTGACTTAATGACTGCTGAACTAAATCAGTCAGAGAGCCAGGTTGCTAAAGATGATATTTACAACAATATGCTGATTGTAGAAGCAATGCCAAATCGGCAGAGCAACACCGGCGGAGACACAGGAAATGCAGTATATCTGAGGAACGGTTGGGATTTTGCGGAGAGAGACGCAAAATTGGTAGAAGCATTCACAAAAGAAGCTGAAAAAGCATCTGCCAGAATCATTTTGAATATCATTCGAAAAACTTCAATGGATGTAAATATTTCGACCAGAGATTTTGATGTAAAAATCACCAGAAACCCGACAGATAACATGCTTGTTAAAGCACAGGCGCTTGATTATCTGTTCAAAAATAAAATTCATCCGCTTATTGCACTGATTACTTGCGGATTATTTAGTGATCCACAAAAGGTGTACGAGATGAGCTTGCCTTACCTGGGAACTGTATACCCAGAACTGGTAGATCCAGACGCAGAAATGCAAAAAGCACAACAGTTGATTGGCAAAATCGATCAGAATCCGCCTGGAATTGATTCGACGGTAAATTCTTCAACCACCAGTCAAAACTCGTAAATTCGATTATCAAAGGAACCGAGGAATAACATCCAAGGTTCCTTTTTTAATACACAAAAATAATGCAACAGCCCGTGAGCGTAAATCGGGTGCAGATCATGTGCGGAGCGAACCGTGTGAAAAAGTGCGATGGTCTGAAAGAAAGGAGATTTCTATGACAAGAGAACAGGCAAAACAGGTACTTATTGGCTTTGGAATCGAGGAACCGTCTGAAGAGCAGGTGACTAAATATCTTGATTCTGTTGAAACAGAGACAAAAAAAGTGAAGGAAAAAAACACTTCTCTGAAAGAAAAAGCTGATAAAGCAGATTCCCTTCAAAAGGAGCTGGATGATTTGAAAGCCCAAAACATGACGGATGCTGAAAAACAGGAAGCAGAGCGGCAGAAGGAAAAAGCCGAAAACGAAAAGAGGATTTCCGACTTGGAAAAAGCACTTGCCGAATCCAACAGGAAAGCACTTTCCAGTGAGATTACATCTGCTTTTGCTAATGCGGGCCTTTCCGCAGAAACATACGCAAGCGCTATCAAAGCATTTTCATCTATGCCAGCAGACAAGTCTGAAGACGTAATGAAGGAAGTCAAAACTTTTGTTGATGGAATTTCCGAGGCAAATAAAGCGGCTCTGGATAACGCAAAATCCGAATGGGAGAAATCAGTTCTTGATAATACTCCGAATCCGGGCGGCGGAAATCCGGATAAGGGACAGAAAAAAGATGACAACGATAGTCCAGCAGCTAAGTACGCAAAAGCTTACTCGGCACGCATGAACCCTAAAACAGAACCGGCAGACGACAATGCACCGGTTAATTTTTAATCAAGTAAAGGAGATTTAGATTATGGCTTTTATGAAAACAAAGCAGTATGAGTCCACTCCAAATATTCTCGAATCTGAGGTTGGGCTGGTGCTGAAGACTTACACCGCAGACGCAACAAATGCAACGGCAGTAAATGATAAAAAAATCATCAAAGCAGGTTCCGTGTATCCGACAAATGGGACTGGTGCAAAAGGAATCGTATTTGAAGATGTTGATATGACAGATGATGCTAAAAGACCGATTTCCGTGATCGTAGCAGGACGTGTCCTTGAGAAAAGGCTGCCAGTTGCAGTCGACGAAACTGCAAAAACAGAGCTTACCGCACAGGGAATTGTTTTTGTAACCACTACAGACCCAGTATTTTAAGGAGGTATAACTACTATGCCATACAATGTATTAGATGCTATCACAGCAGAAGAAAGATTAAATTTTGCTCAGAATTTTTCTGTAGCGAGACCTGGTATTCTTGATACCATTTTCCCGGATGTAAAAACACCGTATTGGAAAGCCGAGTATTACAGACTTATGGCTGGACAGCGACTGCCAGAGGTAGCATTTGTTCACGCTCTTGATACTGAAGCAGAAATCGGCTCCAGACCGGGATTTGAGAAAGTTCTGACTGAAAAACTCTTTATCAAGAGGAAAATCAATCAGTCCGAGCGTCTCCAGGAAGCTATCGAAAACGGTGTTCCAGATAATGAGACTCTCACAAACTTTGTTTTTGACGATGCCACAAACCTGTTTGAAGGTGTTGTTGGAAGGGCAAACATCATGAAGGGTCAGTTCCTTTCAACCGGTATGGTAAAAATTGATGAAAACAATGTGAAAATGGATATCGATTATGGCGTACCAAGTTCTGCAAAGGTCACTCTTACCAACTGGTCTACAGCAGATGCGGATATCATGGACGATATTCAGAAGATGGTAACTGTAGCCGAGGATTCCGGATACGTAGTAACAAATGCAGTCACATCTCTGAAGATGATCAACTACATGAGAAACAACACAGCTATGCAGACAGCTGTTCTGGGAGCTGCGAATAAACGTCTCCTTACCAGACAGGAACTTGCAAATCTGCTCATGCAGGAGTACGGAATCACCGTTGGCCGTTGCGACGAGAAATTCCGTTACAGAAAAGCAGACGGAACTCTGATGACTGGAAGATACTTCAAAGAGGATGTGTTCACTCTCTACGAAGCTGATGCAGGCGGTTCCTTCGGTACTGGACTTTGGGGACCAACACCGGAAGAGAATGAATACAGACAGTTCATCCAGGAAGAGAATCGCTCTTTTGTTACTCTTTCCATGTGGGCTACACAGGATCCAGTTGCTGTTTGGACAAAAGCATCCGGTATGTTTATTCCGGTAGCACCGAAAGCCAACGGCGGTATCGTTATCGGTACAAAGGGGGAATAACCGGGCATAGTCTTGATGAGAACAGCCAGTCACCAGCTGTAGCGAGTATTGAAGATAATGATTTAACACATAAATACACAGAAAGCGAGCTGTCAAGCATGACTGTACTTCAGTTAAGACAGCTTGCGAGTGACAATGGCTATGCCCTGACTCAAACAAATAAGGCTGGTATAATCGCGGAAATTTTAACTCAACAAGGATAGGTGGTTTGGAATGAACGAAGAGCTTATTAATGATTTGATGAATTATTTATCTGATGACATAGAAAATCCTGAGATGGTTTCTCTATCTGTTAAACGGGCGATTCGTTCATTCAAGAAGAAGAGAAATTATCCTTCTGGTTATACAGACGAAAAAATTTGCAATGATATGGAAAACTGCTATGACTGTATATTTGACTTAGCACTTTTTTTTCTTGTAAAACAAGGTGCTGAGTTTCAAGGTTCGCATTCTGAATCTTCTGTAAACCGAAGTTGGGAATCTGAGACTGAAATCTATATCAATCATGGAGTTTTTCCATTTGCAGGAAGTTTGACATAAAAAGATGGTTGGGACACGTGACGCACTATCAAGTCCTCCCGAAGCGTCGCTGGGTTGCTTTATTTTCGGATGGGAAGAAGCAAGAATCATGTAGGGAGTGAGAAATGGAGTGGCGATGGGATGTGAACATGAATGTTTTAACGAACACCGCATAGAAGAACTTGAAAAAAATCTTCAACAGATGCAGGAAAGACAATCCGAACGCCATAAGGAATTTTATGAGCGTATCGGAGAACTGGAAAGAAAAACTGCTTTAAGCGAGAATGATTTGAACCATATCAAGTCAACTTTGGATGAGATGAATAACAATATAAAGACTCTCATGGCAGTTCCAGGTAAACGCTACGACACAATCATTGTATGTATCATTACTGCGATTGTTAGTGCAGCGGTAGGATTTATAATAAACGGTATTCTTCCAGTTTAATTCCACTTGTACGGGAGGACGGTGGATATGAATTATACAGACTTTTCAGAAGATGAAAGAAAATATTATCTGAGTCAATCGGGATTTGATTCACGTGAAAAAGAATTTTTTCGGTTAAGAGTTTATGAGGAAAAAACTTTGCTTGAAGCAGCGGAGATTATGGGGTATAGCCCACGAACTATTGACCGAATAAATAGAAAAATTAAACAGAAAATTCAGAAAGTTGCCCCGTCTTATGAACGGGGCTTTTCTTTGTATTGTGGCGAAAATATGGCGAAATAGTGACGTTCAAATGAAGAGTTCCTTCCTATATAATATAAGCATAAGGAGAAAACAATATGCTTATGTTAGAGAACCCTTATGAAGGTTTATGGGAAAAGCATCTGTCAGTTGATGACATGGATGTAATTCTCGAAGCAAAAAGAATGGGAGGAACAGACTATGGCAGGTTATCCGTATTACCCACAGCCAATTATAAACAATCCATACGGACAAATACAGCCGTATCAGGACAGGCTGGCACAATTGCAGAGTAACTATCAGCAGACAATGCCATATGGACAAATGCAGATGCAACAACCCGTACAGCAAATACCACAAGTCCCAATGATACAAGGACAAATGGTTGATGGTATTGACACTGTAAAGGCGAAAGATGTGGATATGTCCGGTAATCCTGTTTATTATCCGAAGACAGACGGAACCGAAATCTACAGAAAACAGCTTCAATCCGATGGAAGAAGCAGGATCTTTGTTTACCGACTTGTAAATTCAGACGAACAGCAACCAAAACAGGAAGGAAAACAGATTGATATTGAAGCAATGTTTAAACAGCTTCATGATGACGTTTGCTCTGAGATTTCTGGAATAAAAGATTTGCTACCGACACAAATGTCGTTCACAAATGATTCCCCAAGACAGCAGAACGGAGGAAAACAGAGATGAGTTTCAATCCAAATGCCATGATGCAAAAACAAGTTGAAAAAATGATTTCTCAGAGGTTCGGAAGTGTTGATAACATGATGAACGATATGAGTAAATTTGCAGGAAATAATCCAACATTGAAAAATGCTTTGGATTTGTATAAAAAAGGTGATACAGATCAGTTGCATCAAATACAGCAAAATGTATTTAACGAAAAGCACTTATCACCAGATGGAATTATTCAAAAATTCCTTGGATTATAATACTTCCCCATAATTGGGTGATTCAAAATCGCTACAATTTGGGATGACAGCCGCGGATGTCTCCTATTGTAAATAATTTATAAGGAGACTAAAAACATGATGAATGGTTCAAATTACAGTCTTAGTGACATTGCTGCCGCTACAGGCTCTAATAACCGTGCCAATGACATGTGGGGCGGTGATGGTTTTTCACTTATCTGGCTCGTACTGATCTTCGCAATCTTCGGATGGGGAGGTTTTGGCGGCTGGGGCGGTGGCTTCGGCGGTAATGGTGGAAACGGTGCAAATGGTGCAGGTTTCCAAGGATGGGCTACACGTTCAGATATTAGCGAGAGTTTTGCTCTTAATGATATTCAGAACGGTATCAGAGGCATTCAGCAGGGTATCTGTGACAGCACATATGCACTCAACAATACCATGCAGAGTGGCTTCAATGGCGTGAACGTTGGAATGCTTCAGGGCTTCAATGGCGTTCAGCAGGCAATTAACGCTGACACTGTAGCCGGTATGCAGAATACCAATGCATTACAGTCTCAGTTAGCAAATTGCTGTTGTGAAACAAGGGAAGCTATCCAGGGTGTCAACTATAACATGGCTACCAACACTTGCGCTCTTCAGAACACAATGAATAACAATACCAGAGATATTCTGGACAATCAGAACAGCAATACAAGAGCAATCCTTGATTTCTTGACGAATGATAAGCTTGCAACATTACAGGCAGAGAATTCTGATCTGAAACGTGCTGCATCCCAGGATCGCCAGTCTGCGTTGCTTACAACTGCTATGGCTTCACAGACTCAGCAGTTAATCAATGCAATTAATCCGGCAGCCATCCCGGCATACGTTGTTCCGAATCCGAATACCTACTACGGCGGATGCAACGGATACAACAACAGTTGCTGCTAAGTAACTCACCCTTAGAGGTTGACTAAATTCTAAGAGGTGGGTTGTGGCTCACCTCTTATTTGATTGAGAGGTAGAAGTATGAGTTGTAAAAATGTTTGTAAACTCTGCAATCGTCTTGTGATAAGCCAAGCTGTTGCGTTTACTGGTGGCAATCTTGTGATTACACTTCCAGCAGGTAGTTATAACAACGGTGAAAAATATTGCATTGTGATTGCGCAGAGCATACCAGAAACCACTACGATTAACGCCCCGGTGATGATTCAAATAGGAACGGGAACAACCCTGTATCCATTACAGAATCGTTGCTGTGCACAGGTTACGGCTTGTGGCGTAAGAACCAGAACGAAGTACGCAACCAGAGTAGCCACAAATGCAACCGGCGGAGTATTCAAGATGTTAGGGAATCCGGCTTGTAGTCCGAGTAACAATTTGACAGCAATTAATGGTACAGCCCCAACAGCAGATACACCTGTTACACAGGCTGTTAGAAAGGGGGCACTGTAATGCATAAAGTTGCAATGGAAATGGGAAAATGGGCTATGGAAAAAGCCAAGACACATGGCTTCGATAATCTCAGCGCTCAAGACTGGGACGATCTGAAAGATTGTATGGAATCCGTAAAGTGCGCGATTTGTGCAGATAAAGATTACAGAATCGTAGAAGCCATGGACGAATGCGAACAGGAAGAGAAGTATCTTGGACGCATGGGATATGACAGGTATCGTTACGCAAATGGCAGATTTGCCCCAAAAGGCAGAGGAAGCCGTATGGGATATAAACCATATCTGTATATGGAAGATGATGACTGGATGGAAGAATATCTGAACAATCCAGAGTTTGAACGTAATATGTACCGCATGGGCTATCATCCAGACCGTAGTGATATGAGGATGGATGGAATGAACCATAAGCAGTCCAGATACGGGGAAAGCTATGACAGATACAGCGAGAATCGCAGACATTACCATGATTCCAATGATACAGAATCCAAGAGAAAAATGGACGAGTCAATGAAAGAGTATACATCTGACATTATCCGTAATCTTACAGAGATGTGGTCCGATGCAGATGCGACTCTTAGACAGTCGATGAAAACTGACTTAACTCGCCTGATACAGCAGATGAATTGAATATGAAATGAAACTTGCCCTTGTTACAGGAATGTAGCAGGGGCTTTTTAGTTATGGAGGTACATAATATGCCAAGAAAAAAAGCGGAAGTCAAAATTAAAATGATTTGCGAGAAATGTGGAAAACCACAGAAACCAAGTTCTGACAAATCAACAACTAATTGGAATGTATATGACTGTCATGAAAAATGTGAATGTGGTGGAAAATTCGTAATGAAATTCGAGGATTGATTATGGAAAATTTGGCTGTAAATATTTTAGGAACCGAGTACAAAATATATTTTAGGAATGAAAAAGACGACGATTTACTTGATGGAAAAGGCAGAGATGGATACACGGATATGTCCGCGCACGAAATTATAGTGTGTAACAAAAAAGATGATTGTGAATTAAGAGATTACGAAAATTGGAAGAAAAACATTCTACGTCATGAAATTGTTCATGCTTTTTTATTTGAAAGTGGACTTGATTCTTCGTCTGCCAATTTTTATGGAGCATGGGCTACGAACGAAGAAATGGTTGATTGGTTTGCAATTCAATCTCCAAAGATTTTTAAAGTATTCCAAGAATTTGATTTAATTTGAAAAGGATGGTGATAAACCATGCTAAGACAATTTTATATGAACGGAGACCTATGGAGAGTGCAGTTCGTATCTCCACACGACAGCGTGTTAATTGACCGTACAGGCAATAGAACACTTGGAGTATCGGATTATTCCACTCATATTATTTCAATCGCAAATAACCTTCATGGAGAACTTCTGAACCGTGTGTTTATTCATGAATTAGGACATTGCGTGATGTTCAGTTATGGTTTGTTGCCAGGACTTCACCGCATGGTCAAGAAACGGTATTGGGTGGATGCAGAGGAATTTGTATGCAATATGCTTGCCGATTACGGATGCTTTGTAATTGGTGTTGCAAAAGATATTTTAGGAAACCAGTTCACATATGTGGCTCCTATTGGGGCAGAAAGGATGGTTGCATAGATGGCAAGAATAGCAGAGAACACAGTGATTTTTGACGGTCAGGAATATAAACCGGGAGATACGATTCCAGACTTCAAGAGCATAAAATGTGTTGATACGAGAGAACCAAGAAAATATCAGGGATTATCTGCGGATGTTTCTGTCCTGAATGATGTTATTGCAAAATACGCTTCGGGCGGGGCATCCTGTTTTATGTCCGATACGGGAGAATACTATGAGTATGATCGCAAGGAAAAGACATGGAAACTTATCACCAATATCACAGAGCGTGGATTTGATTCCGAAAAGGCATATGGTGCTTTAAGACACATGCTTAAAAATGTGACTGTAAGTGATGAGAAGATACAAAGTGCTGTCACAGATTATCTGACGGTAAATCCAGTACTTCCTGGAGCCACGACAGAACAGGCACGTCAGATTGAGCAGAACAAGACGGACGTTGCTTCGCTGAAGGAAGATATTTCATATTATCCTGCAAACGTAAAAAAGTATGGCGCTGTCGGTGATGGAGTTACAGATGATACAATTGCAATAAAAAATGCGCTTAAATCAAACTATGCCGTATACTTCCCGAACGGTGAATATATTGTATCAGATGCTATTTTATTACGGTCAAAGCAAAAAATTAAAGGAGAACAAAGACATAATACAATCATTAAATATGTAGGAGACAATAGCGATACATTGATACCCGTCATTTCAAGCGAAGATGGAGCGCATGATTGTATCATAGAAAATATGACGATTGATGGCGGAGATAAATGCGTTTGCGTATATCTACAAGCAACATCTGAAGAAAAACTGGAACAATATGATACACATGGAATTGTAAAAGACTGTGACATAAAAAATGCGACCTATGGCGTGAGAATTGGAGGGAAATGTAGAGGTTCTTTTTTAAAAAATCTTTATTTGAAAAATTGTAGTAGACATGCTATTTACGTTCAAGGCACAGACAATTTTTTAATTGAATGCGTAGGAATTCAAATACAATGGTCAGGTGTATATTTGCAATCCGCTAACAACATGGTCAGAAATTGTAGAATGGGATTATGCAATAAAGCTAATAATGGTAATGCCGGATATCTAGTTGAAAGTATCAATAATTCGCTAATAGGGTGCACGGCGCAACAAAATTATAGAAATGCGCTGATTGTAAATAATACATCAAGATGTTTAATCGAATCATTCCAAAGCGATTGGAATAATGCAGAAAAGGTAATAGGATATGATACAGCTCATATCAAATTATTGAATTCTTCATTTTGCAAATTGAGCGGTATTATCATTGACGGCGAAATAGACAACGCATATTCTGTTTATGGGCTACTCTTAGAGGGATCAACAAGCAATAATGTTCTTGATTTTGTTATAGCCCATAATGCACAATCAAACTTTACTGAATGCAATGCGATTAAGGAAGGAACTCTTGCAAAAAACAACGTAATTATAATAAATGGGAACAGATGGGGAATTAACTAAAGGGGCTTATCGAATTAAGTAAAAAAGTGGGGAGGATTAAAACCCCTCTCCACTTTACAACAAAATTTAGGCTCAATTAATGACGTAACAGACCAACAGGTGCAAGAAGCTGTTAATCAATTTTTAACTCAGAATCCTATTGCACCGACATTGACAGATGATGGTGTTCTTATCTTGTAGCAGAGGGAGATTAAAATGCGTATATTAAAATTTATCGTAAACAAACAAAAGATAAGACCAGACCCGAATTGCGATTTTAGTGGTTTGGTAAAAGGCACGTCGGGGTACTTAAAAGCATCGTTCTCGTTTTCACCAGAATGGAATGGGTGCAAAGTTGCTGCATCGTTCTGGAGAATGGATCACGAATACCCAGTCCTTGTTCGAAATGGACAGTGCGAAATTCCGCCAGAAGCATTGTCATGGGATTATTTTTCCGTGTCGCTTATGGGAATGAAAGATAATGGCAACTATATTTTAACTACAGACAAAATATTAGTATCTCAAAAGGGGTGATAACCATGGCAACAGCTTACGAAATGCTCTTGAAATCCCAGACAACAGAAGATTCTACTGCAAATGCCGGTGATGTATGCCTGATTAGCCCTGATACACGACGGATTATAATTCCAGAAACACTTGTAATTGGCGGTGTAGAATCGGATAAAAATTCCGAGCGAATAAAGTTCTCATGTCCCAAAGTGGTTGGAGATAATCTGGACTTATCAGAATTTCAAATCAGAATAAATTTCAGAAATATCAGTGCAATAATACCGCCGATGATCGTTAAAGATCAGTATATCTGTGAAGATGTAGCTGTAGATGGTGACAATATTTCATTTTCGTGGTTGATCGGACGAAATGCTGCGAAGAATAGAGGAATCTTACAGTTTATTGTGTGTGCAGTAAAGGTAAATTCTGATTCAGAAATCCTGATCGAGTGGAATACCACCTTGTCACAGGTAGAAGTACTTGAAGGTATTGAGGTAGGTGAAGTACAGCCTACGGAATCAGAAAAAGATGTGATTGCACAGCTTCTGAAAATAACAAAAGAAACATCTGACCAAGCAGTGACAGCGGTAAACGAAGCAAAGAAACAGGCACTCAAAGAAATCGAAACAGCAAAAGTACTTCCTCGTCTTAGCGATGATGGCGTACTTATTTTTTAGGAGGAGGTTAGAGAATGGCAGATTCTATTTTAAAAATACGTACACAAGACGGGGATAAACCCATCGGCTATCCGGGACTTGCGGATAAGCCTGTGGCAAATAAAACACTTGATATCGAGGGCGCGTTCGCAGATGCCAAAGTAGTAGGGGACAAATTCAAAGCAGTAAAGACAGAAACTGATTCACTAAAGGAAGATATAGTTAATATAGATGAATCAATATATCGAAAGAAAACTTTATACAATCACGATAATGTTTCTTCATACGCTACAGGTTTTAAAGCAGATACAACTCTTTATATTTTAACGACAAATAGCTTGATAAATGAGGAAAGCATACCTTGCTATGTTCCAAAAGGAAGTATTATCACAAGGTTCTTCAATCCTATTGTTCCGACATCAGAAACGGCAAAAATAGATATTTATTTCTTGAAACGAAGCGGAAAATTGACTTTTGAAATTGTTAGGAAAATTACAGACATTCCAAACGGTAAGGTATATATAAAAGCAGATGATGATTATTTTATCGGAATTAAGCCTTCTGTTGATTACAGTCTGCAATGTAATAGAATAAAAAAATCAAACGAAAGTGGCGGTTATGGAATCATAGCAACTGCATCAAATGTTGGTGATATATTTACTGCTAATGTCGTTAATGACGGAAGATTTTTTGCAATTGATGTAGATATTATTATTCCCCTTGTTGATTCAAAGGAAATAACAAATATCGGCGTAAACGTACATCCATATCTGTTTGAATCTTCTGTAAATGCTATCAATGCAATCACAGATAGTGGGAATGACCATATTTATAATGTATTTGTTGGAAGCGGTGTTTATGACATTATGACTTTGTTAGGTGGTGATAGCTTTTATGCTACCATCACGGAAAGTACAGAAGCACTTGCAGGATTATTTCTACCCAACATGGTCAACTTATACGGAAAAGGGAATGTTGTTTTTAAAGGCGAAATTCCATCCTCAAAAGCAACTAATCTCCTTTCAACTAAGGTATCCACAATAAATACTAAATATAGTAACATCATTGAGAATATAGAATTTACTGCCAGAAATCTTCGATATTCTTGTCATGATGAAACAAGTGGTACAGATATAAAAGGAAGAGAGAAAATTTACAGAAATTGTAAGTTTATTCATCTTGGAAATGATAATGGTTTATGGGCATATACAAATGGATATGCTTGTGGGTTTAATGAAGACGATAATTTTGTTTTTGATGCTTGCGAATTTAATTCGTTATCATTCCATAACAATTTATCGAACTCTATTCCGTCAATTATTGAGATTAAAAATTGTATCATACATACAAGAATAAAATTTGGGTCTGTTGGTAGTGGAAATCTTCATAAAGTGTATATCAATAATTGTAATATCGGCACAGAAGTAAACAATATTTCAGAGAGCGGAAAAACAACAGAAAATCAGTTTGAAATTGTTGGAGGTGGAAATAGTGTTTGCTATTACACATACCTTGATAAACCACCTATTATTACAAATGACACAGAGTTAAGAAGAAACGGAACTGGTCAAATCATTACAAAGGGGACAGCAGTAAGATTGTATTATGGTCAGATTAGACCTTGCAACGGAAATGCAGATTTATTCTTCGGAATTGCAATGGAAGATATTGCTGTCGGTGGAATCGGTGCTGTAAAAGTTGGTGGTTATTGTTTGCAAGATATTGTAGGAATTACAAGCCACACATTAGGAGATAATGTTTCATTAAGTGGGTCAAGTGTAATCATAGGGAATGATAATGTAATAGGTAAATTTGTTGATGATGGAGATTACTTCAAACTAATAACGAAAGTAGTGCTATAAAAGAAATAAAGGAAGATATAAATAATATTACAGAAGAAATAACAATTCCAGGATGGTGTAAAATAGGGTATTATTCTGGCGAAAAACATAATACAACACAGGGAGTGTCTTTGTTTTTTGAAATTCCAAAGCATGTAAAACAAATTCGAGTTGTTGCCAATGGACGTGCTTATTTTAATGACTACACGTTTATCAATGAAGACGATAACATTGTTTCTTATGGGACAAAGTTAACTCAAGACAAGGACATTGATGTTTTGATTGACGTGCCAGGTGGGGCAACAAAAGTAGTGGTTGGCGGCAAAATCGAAGACTGTGATTCCGCATCGGTTTTTTACAAAGCAACAGTAAAAAAAGAGACAGAAGCATATATTAAACGACTCATTGGAAAAAGAAGTAAAATATTTTTTACCGTTGGGGTAAGGTCGGAAGGAAGTGTAGATAATAGCATTTATTATGATGTTGCGAATGCCATAACTATAACAGTCAATGGCACTTTTGAACAAAGAAAAGATATCGCAACATTTATTGACAATAACGGTGTCTTGGTTGGGAGTGTATCTGCTACAGTAACAGGTAGCACGCAAAAAACAATTAGTGTACCTAAAAAGGCAAAAACTGTATACATTAGTACAACTTATCAAAATTTGAATTCTGCCGTTGTCTTTGGAAAATATGAAATCGCTCAAAGCAATCTTAAAGGAAAAAAAATCGTGTGGCTTGGAACTTCTATTCCTGCCGGTGGAAAAAATGGAATTGAAGTTGCAGATAGTTACCCTGTTTACATCGGGAAAATGCTGGATGCCACTGTATACAATGAAGCAGTAGGAAGCTCTTGCCTGCATTGCAAAAATAAAAATAGGATTTCTGAAAGAAACCCATACGGTTTTGTGGAAAACTTTGAAGGTGTATCAAGGTGCTTGACAAATACATTAGATGAAATGGAATGGATTATTGCCCATTATAATGATACTGATGTATTTACAAAAAATGTTCCATCCACATTGTCAGATGAAGATAAAGAATTTATAAGATCATGCTCTTACGAGAAAAAAATAAATAAATATCTAACAGAAAATAATTTCCCAGATTTATGGATTATTGACCACGGCCACAATGATACTATTTCGGATGCACAAGAATTGCAATATGAACCAATGGAAATGCCGTGGGAAGCAAAAACAGGGTTTTATCAAAAAGGCGTATTAAAAACAAGTGCTGGAAAACATTTGATAGAAATTGATGTAGATGGTTTTGATATGGTATATCTATCTGGTGTTTTCAATGTTGGATATGATATTTATGACATCTTTGATGCAGGCGGAAAAGTAAAAAAATTCGAGTATGCAAATATAACTAAGACCGTTGAAAATTTGGAAATTGATTGTCGAGGTGCTTCTAGGGTGGCTTTTTCCACAGAAACAGATAAACTTGAAACAGTAATTATAAAAGCTAAAAGCACTGAAAATCTATATTGTTATCAAGGCGCATTTGATTTTATTGTGAAAAAAATAAAAGAGTTTAATCAGAAAGCTGAAATTTATATGATTGGTGAGTATGAAAATCAGCTTAGACCTGCTATTTCTAATTATCAAATAAAAACATCGGAAAGATGGAGTTTTCCTCTTTTTAAAGCATGGAATATGTATGGCTGGTCACAGAAAAAAATAAAATGCACAGGTTACTGGTCTGATGGAATATGGGTTGAAGATGGTATCGAAAGAGAAACCACATTTCTAAACCGTTGGTTGCCAGATACTATTCACCCACATTCAGATAAATCTGGAGAAGCATTATGGTATATGGCTAAATATATTTCTGCTTGGTTAAAAAATCTGATTAACTAAAGAGGGCTTTAGCTAACCATACAAAAAAGAGGAGAGGATTAGATCTCCTTTCCTCTTTTACAAAAATATTCATTCAAAGCCCGTTCGACTACCTGTGATATTTCTTTTTCCTCTTTCTGGCAATGAAACAGAAGATGTATGTACTGCACAGGGGTTAATTTAATTTTTACGCTGATATTTCTTTCATCTTTCTTTTTTATAGCAATCACCTCCCCATATAACTATATCATACAGTATTTTTTAAAGTAAGTAATATATAAAGTATTATTTCGAAAGGAATCGACATGAGAGGATTAAAACGCCAAAAGCAAAACGTATACTGGTCAAAAGTAACTGAAATTCTTAACGATATTAATACAGTTACGAAATACAGTAAACCAGAGTTGCACAATTTCTCTGTATCGGCAACTGCCGGAACCCCGGAGGAGATATCGTCCGGTATCGTGCCTGACTACGATAGATACATCACTTCTTTTGATCGTGAATTTAGGCCACAGGAAGGAGATGTATTTTGGATTGATACAGTCCCCGAATTAGACTACGCAGGAGATCTTATTCTGACAGACAGTGTTCCAACTATCATGCCAGATTACCGGTTAAAAAAGATTTTGGATACTCAACGGGGGAATATTGCCAGATACGGAATTTCGAGAATAGGAGCTGAAAATGAGTAAAAAGATAATCAAGTGCGGATTAAGTCAGAAGTCAATTCAGGATGCAATTAATCAGCTTAAATCTTACCAAGGTGAGTTAAAAAACAAAAATGAACTGTTTGTTCGGAGACTGGCTGAATTGGGCATCCCGGTCATTGACCAAAATGTAATGATAGTACAAGGTGATTCTGACAAAAATCACAATACTTACATTAAAATTAACAGATTTGATGATTATGCGCAGGCAACTCTGGTGTGTGAGGGTTCTGGACTTTTGTTCATAGAATTTGGTGCAGGTATAAAGTACAACACTCCGGCAGGTACAAGCCCGCATCCAAAAGGAGAAGAATTGGGCTATACCATTGGTTCCTACGGTCAAGGTAAAGGAAAAAATGATTCGTGGACGTATTATTCAGATTCTGGCGAATGGGTGCGTTCCTATGGTACTGAAGCTACTATGCCAGTCTATAAGGCAACTGTAGAAATCATACAGAACATTCGAAAAATCGCAAAAGAAGTCTTTAGCTCCTGATAAATTCCATACTGAAACATACACAACAAAATGATATACTATAACATATAAAAGCATCTACCTGAGTGGTGGGCGCTTTTTTCATGCTTAAAATAAGGCGGTGATAACATGCCAGACACAATAAAAAATCCAATTTCTGAAGTCTTTAGCCGATGGTCGAAAGCAGTTGAGCCTGTTGTTGGAAAAAATAATTATTCTATGGATAAAAGCCAGACTATAGCGTCTACAAAAAAGGCATACGCTCGCTTGTTGATGCTCGGGAATACAACGAGAAATAGTGACCTTGAGGGCGATGAATGCGCTACGCTGATATCATTTCAAACCGAATCATATGCATCCGGTGCAAAAGCCTTATCAAAAGTATATGACGAAATCGACGAAGCAAGCCACAAAGCCATGGTCGGCATGGGATTTCGGAGGATATATGGCCCTGAATTACAAAACAATGCAGAAAACAGCATAAAACGTGTCATTAGCAGATACAGCCGGACCTATACCGGACAATTTCTCTAAAAAAAGGGGGTGAGAAACTATGGAACAGATTCTGAACTATGTAAAACCAGAACTTCTGACTGTTGCAGTAGTCCTGTATTTTGCAGGAGTATTTTTAAAGCAGACAGAAATAGTATCCGACAAATACATTCCTGGAATTTTAGGAGTCCTTGGAATGGTAATTTGTGGAATTTATGTATTTGCAACATCTACCGTATCTAACGGTCAGGAAATTGCAATGGCGGTATTTACCGCTATCACACAGGGAATTCTTGTCGCAGGATTAAGCAATTATGTAAATCAGATTATTAAGCAAGCAAGCAAAGAAGAATAGAAAGGACGGTGATCCTTTTATCTCCCAAACGCAGGGTTAAGCGTTAGAGCCATTAAGGCTCTTTTTTATTGCAAAAACTTATAGCTGAAAAGCGGAAAGGAGCCAAAATGGCACGATTAACTACACTTGGTGTGAAATTTTCATATGCCGTTGAAACCGTGAAAGGCACAAAGCCTACCAAATTCACGCAGCTGGAAGAAGCCTCTTCTATCGGCGGTATTTCTCTTGACACAGAACAGATTGACGTTTCTGCGCTGGAAGATTATCTGACACAGTATGCAGCTGGTAGACAAGATACAGGTGGTACTTGGGAGATTGAATTTATCATGGATCCAGATAAATCTGTTAAACAGATTAAAAAACTGTACGAAGATTCTAAGGCTGCAAAAACTACAGGACTGGCAACTTGGTTCCAGGTATCATTCCCGGATATGTCCGATGCATTCTTTGTTATTGCAGAATGTGGTCGTGAAATCCCAATGCCGGAAATTGCACAGAACGAAGCGGCAACCATGTCTATTTCTCTTATTATCAGTACTTATAAGGGACTGGATACCAAAGTTGAGCCGACAGTAGCTGCTGAATAAGATGTAAAAACAGGGAGGATAATTCATGTTTAGTTTCTCAGTAAATGATAAAACATACAAAGTAAAATTCGGATATGGCGTGCTTACCCAGTCGGACATTCTTACACAGGTGTCCTCTATGGGGTCAATCACCAATCCGAAAGATATGATTAAAATGCTTCCAGAACTGATTCTGGCGGGTCTGCAAAGAAAGCACAAAGATGAATTCGGGTATGAAACCGAAGAAGAAAAGAAAGTTGCATATGAAAAGGTATGCGACCTTCTGGACGACTACGAAGATGAATCCACAGAGGAAAATCCTCATAATGGATTTACTTTATTTGAAAAAGCGAGTAAGGAGCTTGAGAAGAATGGTTTTTTATCCGGCATGCTGAAAGCGATGGAAGAAGCCGAGAAGAATCAGAAAGTAACCAAAATGCCGCAGGATCACAAGAAGAGCTGACTTTTTCTGAAGTAGTCCATAAAAAACTACTTCCACTTTATTTGTCTATTGGCGTTTCAGAGGAAAAGTTTTGGGATTCCACACCGTATGATTTAGAACCATACATGGAAGCCTACAAATTAAAACAAAAAATGGCAGATTCGCAAGCATGGCAGTTCAATATGTACACGATGTGCGCAGTTCAGACTGCGGTTGCAAATGTGCTTATTGGTAAAAAGTCAAAGGCTGAATACCTTAAAGAACCATTTTCACAAACAGCTGAAAAGCAAGAGGATGAAGAGAATCTTTCTGAAACAGAAAAGAAACGGCAACGTGACAGGTTGCTCATGGCATTGCAACTCATGCAAGCAAATTTTGAGCTGAATCATGGTAATAATGACGAGGGCAGGCAGGATTAAAAGTCTTGTCTGCCCTTTATTTTTTTGTTTTAAGGAGGTGTTTTAATGGCAGATAATACCATAGATACCCTTGATATACAGATAGAAAGTAGTGCTGCCAAAGCAATTCAATCTATCAATGGACTTATCAAAAAGTTTGAAGTACTTAACAAAAGTCTTAATGGCATAAATACCGGAGCGCTAAGAAATTATTCCAAAGAGCTTGGACGAGTTACCGTTGCACTTAATTCCATCAGCAGCTTAAATATTTCTACTTTAGATAAAACAATTGATAAATTGAATACTCTCAGTAAAATCAATTTAAGCAATTTGCAAAACCAGAAAATAAGCCTTGACCTTGATATTAAAGGTGGCGATCAGACACAAAAATTACAGTATGCCATTGACAAAACCATTCAAGATGTAAAAGTTGATACTTCTGCGATTTCCGGTCAGCTTATAAGTGCATTTAATCTTAAAGGCGGTGCAGCATCTAAGATTCGTGCTCAGATGAATGAACTGTCTAAAACGATGGCAAGCTCTTACGATGGAACGGATATTTTGGCAAAACTTAATGATACTCTTAACAATATTGCTAATACCATAATTAAAAGTGGAAGTGTCGTAAAAGGAAATCTTGGCTCATATCTTGATGGTGCAGAACAAGAATGGGTCGATTTCTATAATTTCTTTAAGAACAAAAGAATTTATGTTTCTGACATGCTTAAAACAGATGTCGGCAAAGGTGAATTTAGTGAACTCTTAAAAGAGAATTTGAGCAATGTTGTACGAGATGCTGCAAAAGGGATAAACCTTAATGAGTCTTGGGGGGAACTGGCAGATAGATTTCCTACCTTAATTCCTAAAGATACAATCAATGCTGCAGATCAGTTGATAACCGTTCTTGAAAATCTAAAAAAGGCCAGAGATTCCATCAAGCCTATATCTATTCAGGAGCTGTCTGGTAAGGAAGCAACGCAGGCTTCCGATAAAGTCTGGGAAATGAGTGTGGACGCTTACGATCAACTTGCACAGAAAATAAGGGATCGAATCCAAAACACATTAAAAAGCACAAACGGTCAACTTCCAATTGATGTAAAAATCAATACAGATAAAATTGTCCTTGATATTCAGAAGGCAATCAATAAAGCGGCAGACCTGAAATACAATACCGTCAACGTTACTCTGGATGCCGATGTAACAACGGTAAAAGACGCAATCACAAAGAAATTAAAAGATATTGATGCCGGAGAAATGACTGATTTGTCTACCAGTATGGCAAAATTTGCAACCTCTCTCCGCGATCTGGGAAGTGTGAATTTCAAAGGTACTGGATTGAACGCAGTTATTAATTCAATCAATCGTCTTGGTAAATCTGATTTTAGCCAGTTTGATACCGGGAAATTAGGTGAAATTCTTACCGAGATGCAGAAACTTGATGCTATTCCAGACGTTTCTCCGAGCGTTAGCCGGTTCACGACCGCTATAGCTAAACTTGCCGGTACAGGACAGTATATCGGCAATGTATCAAAGGAACTTCCGAGTCTTGCGACAGGTTTAAATAATGCGGCTGCTAAATTAGGCTCTATGAGCGAAGTATCAGCATCCACCAATGCTTTTATTACTTCTCTTGGAAAATTAGCTAGTGCAGGAGATAAAACTGGAAAGACTGCAAGTCAATTATCAACTCTCGCGCAAGAGGTTTTGAAGTTTTTTGACGTAATGAAAAGCGCACCAGATATCAGTTCGAGCACAATAAGAATGACAGAGGCATTGGCTGTACTTGCTTCGTCTGGAAGTAAAGTCGGAAGAGCTACAAGCAGTGTTTCAAGCTCGCTCAATAATTTGTCGTCTGTTGGCTCTAAAGTCAGTTCCGTAATGCATGGTGTTGCTAATGCGTTCCAGGCTTTTGCTTCAAAAACAATATCTCTTGGGGGAAAAGCAGTATCAGCCATAGCCGGAATAGGAAACGCTTCGTCCGAAACAGGTGAAAAAATAAGAAAACTATCAAATCCGTTAAGCTCATTGACAAATAAATTGAGTGCTTTATATGCAAAAGGATTTTTAGTAAAACGGGCCCTTGAAGTTTTATCATCTCCTGTAGAATCTGCGATGAATTACGTAGAGACTTTGAACTATTTCAACTCTGCATTTAATCAAGTTGCAGAAGGAATCGACACAGACGAATGGAAGAAGAGCGGTATTAAATCCGCAGAAGCATATGCCAATTCATTTCAAGAGAGAGCGAAACAACTTTCTCAGAAATTGACAGGATTTGAAATTTCCGATACTGGGGAACTTACTAGAACAAATACTGCAAGCCTTGGACTTGACCCTGAAAAGGCCATGCAGTATCAGGCAACATTCGCACAGATGTCATCATCTATGGGCGATACCTCCGAGACTGCATTGAAGTTGTCAAATGCTTTGACAATGATTGGTTCTGACCTTGCGTCTGTAAGGAACATGGATTTTGAAGATGTATGGGAAGACATGGCATCCGGCTTGACTGGCATGAGCCGTACAATGGACAAGTACGGCATCAATATCCGTAATGCCAACATGCAACAGGAATTATACAATCTGGGAATCAACACCAGCATATCAAATTTATCTCAGGCAGATAAAACGATCTTACGTACAATTATTTTGCTGAATAATTCTAAATATGCATGGGGTGATTTGGCTAATACGATTAACCAGCCAGCAAACCAGATTCGTATGCTGCAATCCAATTTTGCATCTCTTGGTAGAACAATAGGCTCCTTGTTCATTCCTATACTGCGAACAGTTCTTCCGTATATCAACGCAATAGTCATTGCACTTCAAAGAATGTTTGCTTATATTGCAAAATTGCTTGGAATCAAACTGTCAAACTTTGTATCATCTACTGGCGGTATTTCTGTAGATACAAGTAACATTGCGGATGATATGGATAATGCCAGTGGTTCTATTGATACTGCAAATAAGAATGCCAAAAAACTCGAAAAAACATTGTCAGTTCTTTCATTTGATGAACTGAATCAGCTTAATGACAATTCTGATTCTGGTAGTACAAGTAATCCTTCTTCCGGTTCTGGAAATGGTGGATTAGGACATATAGGAGCGCTTGATGCTGCATTAGATGATGCTTTGTCTGCATATCAAAAAGCATGGGATGAAGCTTTTAAAAAGATGTCCAACAGGGCAAATAAAATGGCGGATGCCATTGTAAATGCCTTTAAGAGAAAAGACTGGAAAGGTCTTGGAAAAATCATGGCTGATGGCATCAACTGGGGTATGCAAAAACTCTATGATGCTATTAACTGGAACAAAGTAGGCCCTTACATCACTAAATTCACCAGTGCATTCACCCAGACTTTCAACAGCCTTGTTGATAATATCAATTGGAATTTGATGGGACGCACTGTTGGTGCTGGATTAAATACTATTGTCAATATGGCAAATCAGCTTCTGGAAGGAACAGACTTCAAAAACCTTGGAAAGAAATTTGCTGAAGGCGTCACAGGATTTATTCGCGAAGTCGAATGGACTAATTTGGGCAACATGCTTGGAAACAATTTCATGAAAGCATGGGATGTGTTTACAGGATTTGTAGAAAATCTTCCGTATAACGAAATCGGTCAGGCCGTTGCGAATGGTTTAAATGGTATTTTTGAAAAAGTAGATTTTGGCGAAATCGCACATGCGCTTGCAACCGGTTTGAATGGTGCATTTGATTCACTAGCGGCATTTACCGATAACTTCAATTGGAATGATTTTGTTGATAACATCACAAGTGGCATCGTGACATTTATGCAGGAATTTGACTGGAAAGAAAACGGGCAGAAACTTGAAAACTTTATCAATCATCTCTTGACGTCATTGATTGACATTGCAAAAGGCGTCGATTGGGAATCATTCGGACATAATGTAGGGGTTTTTCTGAGCCAGATAGAATGGGGCAAACACCTTTCTCAGCTTTTGACGGTTGTTGGTGATGTGCTTGGTGGAATTTGGGAAGGGCTTGGAACAACATCTGCCGGCACGTTTGTACAGGCAATGGCTGTTTTTGCTATTGGTGATAAATTAATGCCACTTGTGGATACTATCACCAAATTCTTTACAGGCGATACAGTTTTTGGAAATCTTTCTAAAGCTGTGCAAAGTATGCTGAATCCCGCAATTACTGAGGCAGTAAAGACAACTATTCCAGCACTTGGAACTTCTTTAGGAAGCCTTGTTGCAACAGGCGGCGGAATTGCTCTTGCTGTAGGTGGAGCTGTTCTGTTAACGAAAAAATTGGCTGGGCTCTTCGAAACCATGCAAGGCGGCAATGGAATGACTACGCAATATGGCGGCTATCTGCATGATTACGCAACACAGTTGACTGATGTGGCAAATCTTACAAACGATCAATCAGAAGCATTGTGGCAGTTGATTGAAAAAGATGAAGAACTCGGGAAAACTCACGATGAGATGTATTCTGATATGGTTGAAAAGCTCAAAGAATACGGAGTGTCCGCAGATCAGGCAAAAACCGCTCTTGAGCAGTATGGCGCACAGGCGGGTGTTTCGGCTGAATTTGTTGAGGGTATGACTAATAAAATATCGGCACTTGGAGACGGCATGTCAGAAGCAGCATCCAAATTCGACACTTCGAAAATCAGCATTTCTGATTTGAAAGATGAGTTGTATATGCTGAGCTTGAAATCTGATGAATTTGGCGGTTCGTATAAAACTGCTATGGACGAACTTGACAATGCTAATAATGGTGGAGCAATAACCAATACTAAAGATGCTCTGGATAAAGTTTACACATCACTCAAAAACGCAGGTGTTCCACTTGATGAACTTAATAAGAAATTACGAGAAGATTTTCCGAATGCAGCTGTTGCAACCAAAACGGCTGTTGAGCAGAATATAGTCGGGGCTCAAGAAACTATTTCGTCATCTGTTGCAAAAGCATCAAAAGATACCAAAACAGCTACAAGCGAAATGACAAAAAATGCGACTGACGACTTTGCAGAAATTCAAAAGCAAGCTGATACTTACATGGGAAATGTCGCTACCACAACGTCTATGAATTGGGGAAATTCTTCACGAGAAGCAACCGTAAAGGCCAGAGAGATGAAAGTGGCGGTCAGCACAGAACTTGGCAATATGGACAAATCTGTCAGACGCCATTTTGAAAGCCAATATAACATCGCTTATGTGAAATGGGAAAATATTGGAAGAGACATATCCAATTATATTTCCGGTACGATGAATAGTGATATAAGCAGTGCACTTGGTAGTTTTGTTGATACAATCCGCAATTCTTTCAGTAATATGTATGATATCGGATATAATGCAATGCAGAACTTGGCAAATGGCATGAAGTCTGTTAATATCCAAACGCCGCATATGTATATGGACATGACCGCATCTGTAAACGGAAACAAGCATTCATATAAATGGAATTCTGGCGTAAATTGGTACGCAACAGGCGGAGTATTTACAAAGGCGTCTGTCATTGGTGTCGGTGAAGCAGGACAGGAAGCCGTTCTTCCTTTGGAAAATCGCAAAGCCATGAAATCCATTGCCGACAGCATCATGTCTGGATATGACGGCAATATGGGACTTACCAAAGAAGAAATCATGGAAGCTGTTGAACGTGGCGTGGTTACTGCAATGATGAACAATGGCGGATTTGGTGGATCTTCGCCAGAGTACATCATGAACAGCATCAAGGTCAACGAACGTGAGCTGGCACGAATTGTCACAAAAGCACAAAGCAATACAGAATATCGTATGAATCCATCACCGGCATATTGATATAACAATTGCTATAAATGATATAATAGTGCCCCGAAAAAGTATCGGATTGAATGAATTTCGGCACTGATCGGGGCATACTTTTTTATGATTAAAGTTAAAAAAACAGTACAATTTGTGCTATTTTGTTCTTATTTAAAACAAAAAAACAGCAAATAAGAGTATGATTTTTCAAAAAAAATGGAATAAGCCCTTATTTGGCAAAATAACGCTAAAAATCCAGAACGAGCAGTGCTAAAATGTAAATACACCGAAACTAATTTATGAATAATTTGTAAACTGTAATTTTCATTGATTTCGAAATAATTAGTTTATTTTAAAAAATAAAATTTTTTAGAAACAAATATTCTGTCAACAAGGCATTTTTGTTTACATAATATCTTAATGTAACGTTACAATAACGTTACGTGTAACGCGCTGTAACGCAATAGAATAAGAATAAGAATAAGAGTAAGAATAAGAATATAATTAATATATATACGAGATATATATTAATCGTCGAATAAGAGCTTATTTGCCCCTGCTAAATCACTTGATCTCGTATTTGGCTTTTAAAACGATTTTAAGTTTGATTCGATAAAATCCTCGCTGAAAGGATAAAAATTGATTTTAAGCATAAATTTCGAACGCACAAGGACATTCTGGAACATAAATCATGTTTTCGAATTAATTTTCCGTAGTCTTTCAAATTGCTTTACTATTCATACTGAAACATACTTCATGTATGTGATAAAATAAAAAATCATAAAGCGTCTATCAGAGTAAGAACAATAGGCACTATTTTTATGCACGTAACGTCCTTTATAGGGCGTTTTTTATTTTTATGAGGTATTTAGCATGGCAGAGATATTTTTAAGAGTGGACAATGTTTCAATGCCCTGTCCATCTGCTTATACATGGGGGTTAAATGATATATCAGCGTCAAAATCAGGCAGGTCTGACGATTCGATTATGCATAAAAACAGGGTGGCTCAAAAAAGAAAATTATCTTTACGGTGGAACGGCAAGGACTGGGCGACTACTGCGAAAATATTACAAGCATTTAATCCCGAATACATACAGATAACATACCCGGACATGATGTCAGGAACATATGAAACAAGAACGTTTTACGTTGGTGATAGAAGTGCACCAGTCAAATGGTGGTGGGCCGGAAATCAGAGGACAGAATCTATCAGTTTTGATGTGATCGAGAGGTAAGGCATGAGAAATTTATCATCTAGGTGGAAAGAAAAAGTTAAAAATGGAATGGATGTGCATTATCTCAAGTATGCCGATATCACTCTTACTGATGGGACTGTATTAAACTTGACGAATGCCGACTTGTGGCAAAACGGAATGACGTTTGAGGATTCTGTATCTGGGGATAGCAGTTTTGATATTGGATCTGCGATTATTAATGTTTTAACGCTGAGTATTAATAACTTTGAAGGTCAGTATTCCGATTATGATTTTGAAGGGGCAGAAGCTGTTTGCTATATTGGACTACAATTTGATGACGGCATAATAGAAAAAACGCGAATATGTACTGCGACTGTAGTAGAACAGCCTGAGGATGAAACAGTCAGCATTGATCTTACATGTGAAGATAATATGCGAAAGTTTGACCGCAATTACTCGGAAAGCAAGCTTATATATCCTGCAACTAGAGAACAAATTGTGAGGGATGCTTGTGAAGTATGTGGAGTTACATTACAAACAGTTCATTTTGACAATGACGATTATATTGTGAAGGCTAGACCCTCCGACGATGCGCTGACATTTCGACAGGTTCTTCAATGGGTAGCTCAAATTGGATGCCAGTGGATGAGATGTGACGAATATGGTAGATTGTGCGTAAGCTGGTTTGACGATATTACGGAAGAAAAATTAATTATTAATGAAAACGGAGTATTAACAACATCTAGCGAAAGCAACATAGTGCTTAAAATGTCGAACCAAGATGAAACATTAACAGCAGAAAATGGTATTTTATTTGAAAATGATGGGACTTTAAGTTTATATGCAGTGGACGGAAAAGGAAATGTATCAAATGTATCTTCTACGTATGGGTTTACCCCGCAGCATACGGATGTTGTAATTACAGGAGTTCTTGTCACTGAATATAACGATTCAGTAGGTGAAGAACCAGAAAAATATATGGCTGGTTTAAAAGGATATGTGCTTGACATTTCAGGTAACAAATTGATTCAAAAAGGAGAAGGCAAAAAAATTGCTTCTATGATCGCCGAAAAATGTGTCGGGATGTCATTTCGACCATTTGAATCTGAATGTCCTACAAACATTTCGTTGGAAGCAGGCGATGTAGTTATAATCGTAGACAGAAACCGTAAAGTTTATAAATCTTTTATTACAACTACTACTTTGCAACCTGGTAATGGCCAAAAAATTGCTTGCAATGCCAAAAGCGCAGCAAAAAATAGTAGTACTCGATACAGCCAATTAACGCAGGCTTATGTAGAAGCCCGGAAAATGATTAAAGCCGAAAAAACAGCTAGAGAAAAAGCCCTTGAAGAGTTTGGGAAACGCATGGATGCCGCAACTGGCGTATATACAACAATAGAAAAGCAGGAAGATGGTAGTGAAGTATTTTATCTTCACGATAAACCAACTCTTGCGGAATCGAAAGCCGTTTGGAAAATGACATCAGAAGCGTGGGGAGTATCTACTGACGGCGGAAAAACTTGGAACGGCGGTATGACTGTTGACGGCGATACAATTGTAAGAATCCTTAATGCGGTTGGAATCAATGCGGATTGGATTAATACCGGAAAGCTCCTTGGAAAGTTTATTGATGCGAAAAACCTCAGGGTTTCAACAGAGGATGGCACCGTAACGTTTTATATAAACGAAAAAGGACAAGTGTTTATCCAGCCGACAGCTTTTTTTCTGTCGGACAATAAAACACTCGATGAAGCTATAGCGGACAAAACAATAGAAGAAGCTCAAAAGCTGACAACACTGAATGTAATACTGTCAAATGAATATCAGGCCATAGTGACAGACGCTAATGGAAACTACACAACATTTCCTGAATGTAGCACAACCGTACAGGTTATGTATGGTGTTGAAAATGTAACTAATGATGCATCGTATACCATAACTGAAGATAACGTTACTGGAACCTGGGATGAAAAGAATCACAAATATACCGTCACAGGACTATCAGCTGATACCGGACATGTGAACTTTGTTGTAAATTACAAGACATTTTCTATTACAAAGCAGTTCTCAATTGCAAAACAAAAGCAAGGGAAACAAGGAGATAAAGGAGATTCAGCTACAACTTATGTTATTGAAACGGATACAACCGTAATAATGAGAACCGCAGATGAAACTTATGTGCCAGAAACTGTACTTTTCAAGAACTATGTTGTTTCAGGAAACAATAAAACATTGCGAAAGTCTAACATCCTTGTTCAGACAACAACAGACGGTTCTATATTCAGCACTATAAAGAATGTGGATGTAGATGATGGACAGTATACCTTGTACCTTTCTACAATTGCATCAGATGTAACGGCAATTAGGTATATCTTCAGAAGCATTAATCTGGGTAATCCTCAACTTGCAACAGTAACAATCCCAATAATCAATGATACAGAACTGACAGAAAAGCAGATTTTCAATCTCTTGACAGATAACGGCACCCGTGATTTGCTGACTTATGTAGATGGTAAACTATATCTTAATGGTACATACATCAAAGGAAAAACTGTAGCAGCAGACAAGCTAAATGTAGAGGACTTATATGCGGTTGCGGCATCAATTGCGCAGTGGACTATCAAAGAAAATTACATACAGTCAAAGAGCGGTAACATACGGCTTTATTCGGATGGACGGATAAAGATTGGGAATGCAGTATTTTCGCAAAGTGAAGATGGAGATACAGCTTGTAACATTAAATATGGACTGCATTTGTTCTGCAAAAATGTTACAGATAGCTCGGGATTTGCCGACCCAAGCGGAATGTTTGCTATTTCTGGATTAACCAGTAACGCGTCAGGATCAACACTTATTTTGCACAACAATTATGTTTATAAATTAAGTTCGTCGTCAAAAAGATATAAGAAACATGTTAAAAACATGACCTCGAGTGAAGCTGAAAGACTTTTAGACATTCCGGTCGTGTGGTTCGAGTATAATGAAGGGTATCTGGCACCGGGTGACCGTTTTGAAGGAAAACCGCTTCCAGGATTCTACGCAGAAGATGTGTATGATGCATTCCCAGAAGGTGCAATGCTCAACGAATCCGGTCAGGTAGAAGACTGGAACTACAGGACTATGGTTCCAGCAATGATGAAACTAATCCAAGACCAGCAAGAAACTATTAATAGCCTTATTAAGAGGATAGAAAGATTAGAAAGGGGCGAATGAATTGGAAACCAAAGGAATAGATGTCTCTGCCTGGCAGGGACAGATCGACTGGAAGACAGTGGCAGCCTACGGAATGGACTTTGCTATCCTTCGGATCACAGAAGCCGGAAACGTAACGGATAAATATTTCGAAAGAAACTATGCAGAATGCCAGAAATACAACATCCCAACAGGCGTATATAAATACTCGTATGCGATGACCATCACAGAGATCCAGAGTGAAGCTAGAAAAATAGTTTCTGTCCTGAACGGAAGAGAACTGCAGTATCCCATATGGCTGGATCTGGAATACAACAGCCAGAGAAGTCTGGGAGCAGAAAACATACATAAGATGGCAGAAGCCTTTGAAAAGATCATTACAGCAGCGGGTTATAAGTTCGGCATCTACTGCAACGTGGACTGGTATATGAACGTGATCTGCAGTCATCTGAAGAAATACGATTTCTGGATCGCACGCTATCCGGCAAATGATGATGGATGGCTTCAGGAACGTCTCCGCCCAGACTTCGGCGTCGGCTGGCAGTACAGCTCCAAGGCCAAGATTCCTGGAATCAATGGAACTGTAGACCGAAGCGTATTCTATAAAGACTATAAGGAGGTTTCGACAGTGGACGAAAATATTGAAAAACTGATTCTTATTGCAAAAAACGAAATTGGTTATCTTGAAAAGAAATCAAACATTCAGCTTGATGATAAGACTGCAAATGCAGGTTCAAACAATTATACGAAGTACTGGCGGGATATAAAACCATCCTATCAGGGACAGCCTTGGTGCGCAGCATTCGTGAGCTGGTGTTTCATGAAAGCATTCGGTTTGGACAAGGCTAAAAAACTTTTAAAGCACTGGCCTTATGTATACTGTCCGACCATGAGTGAATTATTTACACTTAATTCGTACCCCAAAATTGGAGACATTGTTATCTTTTATCATAACGGTACATTTACTCATACAGGACTTGTTACTGCCGTGATCGGAGACAAATTTTATACCATCGAAGGAAATACCTCCGGAGCATCCGGGATCATAGCAAATGGCGGTGGTGTCTGCGCAAAGAGCTACTATAACAGCAAGCTTCCGGGAACAAAGTTCTGTACACCAGACTATTCACTCGTCACATCTTCCACAGAGACAACCAATACAGAAGGAGGCAGCTATATGTTCACACCAGAAACCGTAAAATCAGGAGACAAAAACACATCCGTATTATTACTGCAAGAAATCTTAAGAGCCAGAGGTTTTAAAGGCAAAACCGGCAAAGCCCTGAAACTTACCCGGAAAGCAGATGCCAACACCATCTATGCCCTCAAAGCCTACCAGGAATCCAGAAAAGAGGTTCTTGCCGTAGATGGCGTATGCGGCCCTGCGACTTGGAAAGACCTGATCGCGATTTAAATTTAAATGGTACTTGATATATAACGAATAGAATGATATAATAAACATGTTCAGTGAATCCTTATTTCTTAAAAGTTTTCAATTCCCCGAAAAGACCGCCAGTCTCACATCGCTGGCGGTCTTTGTAATATCAATTTATATAATTTTCGTATTTATCCTTGATTTCGTTGTGGTTCCGGCGGCGTATCTGGACAATATCGCCAGATTCCATGATGAAATTCTCGTTCACGGACTGAATGTGATCCATGTTGACCAGAAAACTCTGGTGACATCGGAGAAAACGTTTATCACACAATTCTTCTTCGATGTCATCAAGCTTTCCAAGTGTTACAAAGCACTGGTTATCGGTCGTGTAGATATGGCATGAACGGCCTTTACTCTCAACATATTCAATCTGTCTGTATTCCAACCGATGCAATTCTCCGTGCGTTTTGAATGTCAGAACCTCGTCCCTCATATGTGACAGAATCTCGTTGATTGCGCTGTACATCCTGCCATATTCCTTACCCTTGACCACATACTGCATAGCACCGACGTCAAATGCTTCTTGCAGATGAGAATCATCGGCTGTCCAGAAGATAATCTTTCCATCATATCCAATATCCCGAAGCCGGTTCGCAATCTCCAAACCGTTCTCTTTTTCCAGAACCATATCCAGTACAATTACATCGTACCATTTACCCTCTTTCACATCTTCAACAAGTGGATAACCTGCCGAATACTCGCTAATTTCATACCGGTAATCTCCTTTGCGCCGCAAGAATCCCGATATGTGCTCTTTAAACAAGTCAACTTCAATTTGATTGTCGTCACAAATAGCTATCCTCATACGCAATTCCTCCTTTCAAATTCTCAATTTTGTCAAAAATTCCCGCGTTTTTGACAATACACACAATTTTCCTGCGAGTTGTGATAGTATTCTATACAACATCACAAATATATTTTAGCACGGCACTTTTATAGTGTAAAGTGTTGAGGAATGAATAAAAACTAAAAAAATCGACAAATTGATGAATACAGGGTTTCTGGAATCCCGGAATCGGGAGGATGTGTGTATAGAAACCGCCTACGGGCAAAAAGAAAAGGAAGGGGACGTTAATCCCCTTCCTTTTCTTAATAATAAAAATTATTTATCATAAGTTCTATGTTCAAATTTTACATTTGTTCCGAATAAATCTACATTGTTTATGCCTAAATATAGTTCAGTGTAGGTACCATCTTGATAGTCATTAGTTTCGTATGTAAATTGAATAGAAAAAACGTAATCGATAGAGTTCAGAGAATATTTTCCTTTTATTTCTGCAAGTCCGTTACAATCTTTTATCGAACATGTACATTCATTATCCGAGCCTATATTTAATGAAATTGATGTATCTACACTTCCTTGAAGAATTTCTTGAGCAATTCTCAAGAGAAACCTTCTTTCATCATCTGTCAGATTTCCTTCGTTTTTGATAATCCAAGGGAAACGCATAGATGATGGATGTTCAGAAGAAGAATCAATCTTGGTGCCGGTTTCGATATCATAAAAATATGTAGGAGCAATACTTCCTATAACGGAGCTTACATTAATATTGTAAATACCAGTATAATCAAACCAATTTTGTGAAACCATGTTTGTAAAAATCTCTTCCGTGTTGCTAGGATCAATGTTAAGCTCAGATAAATCTGTTCTGACAATAAGAGATTTATGTTTCGTTCCTTCAGAGTCCTCGCCAGAAAACTCTTCAACATAGAACGCATTATCAGAACTAGCGTATTGGCTTAAAAAAGCATTTACATCATCGACATTAGCATAAACAGGAGCTGATGTTGATATTGCACATGTAACAATAGCCGATACAATTGCAAACTTTTTCATAGTGTAATCCTCCTTGTATAATTTTTACATATTATACCGCTTCTTACGAGAAAATCATAGTAGAAAATGATATTTTTTACATTTTTCCTGCCATTTATATCAAAATCCGCATTACACAGTGAAATATGCTATTATTATGTGCATCATTTAAAGGGAAGAATTGGTTTTATGAGTAGAAAAAGAAGGATATTTATAGCACTTGTATTGGCGTTCTGCCAGATATTCTGCGTGCTACATATTCCGTTCAAGGTTGTACCGGATAGTCAGAAAGATGTACAGATTAGTAGCACGGTACACCATATGCAATGTATGCAGAATCACCAGAACCCATACGGAGATCAAAAAGTTTACAATACCGCATATTTTATTTGCGAGAGCATAACAATATTTGAAATCGTAAAATTTGTATTTGAGAACACGAAAGCCCATGTGTATATTTGGCAGTTGCCAAGGGGGAATATCGGTGGTATAATAGCAAAAACGAACTAATGTTCGGTTCTATTTCCCACAGGCCGGACATATGCTGTAGTGTAGGCGGTAGTTGCGACAGGGAGGGCTATTTATGGATTATAAGAAAGAGATTATTGAAATGGTGCAGAAGATAGATAGTGAAAAATTTATGAAATTTTTGTACAACATGATTGTTTCATTCAAGAGCCAATGGGGATATTAGAAAAAGCAGGGAATTAATCCCTGCCTTTTTTGTGAAGAAATTCAATCATGTCGAAAACGCTTTTCTTATCAGATTCGCTTAATTCAATTAGCAACTTAACATGTTCAACGACATTTGAATTTGACATCAATTTTGGAATAAAATCTGTGTCTGTTTCTAAATTATTTTCCCAACCCATTAGATAAGCCGGAGTAGTACGAAGTGCTTTGGCTAATACATTCATATATTCGGCAGGAACTTTATCAATATCGCCTTTTTCATATCTGAATATAGTAGACCTTGACACTCCCAATTTTTCTGCCAACTCATCAGCGCTCATATTAAGTTGTTTTCTTCTTTCTTTTATTC